GTCGCGAAAGGATTGTCGCAAGCAACAAAATCGACGTCGCTTTCCATCAAATTCGAGACAAACGCGACGTTGCGTGCGAGGCGGTCGAGCTTGGCGATGACCAAGGTCGCACGGCGCGCGCGGCAGGCGCCCAAGGCGGCGGCGATCTTTGGGCGGTCGTTGCGCTTGCCGCTTTCGATCTCCTCGAACTCGTCGACGACGACGCCGGCGGCGCTCGCGACATGGCGAGAAACCGCCTCGCGCTGCGCCTCTAGCCCCAGCCCGGAGCGCCCCTGCTTATCGGTCGAGACCCGGTAATAGGCGACGAACCTCGGGGCGGAGAGCGCGCCGGCGCCGCGCGCAAAGGCTTTGCGAGGCATCGTAGCGGCGTTCCATTTCCAATCGGTCGTTTGGACGAAACGAAACGCCGAGCCCCGCGCCGGAGCGAATTATCGCATCAACGGATCTGTTAACCGCCGCGCCTTTTTAGGCCGCGAGCTCCATCAGAGCGGGGGCGCGCCCGTTGCCGCCAGCGCCCATCGGCGGCGCGGTCAGCTCGCGCAAGATGTCGTGGAGCTTTTCGAGAGCGCGCGTCATCTCGGCGTTGCGGGCGATCTCCGCGGCGAGCGTGGCGCGCAAGCTCGCGATCTCGGCCACCGCCGTTGCCGCCGCCACCGCGGCGTAATCCGCTCCAGGGGGGTCGGCGAGGATCTCGCTCGCCTGGATCTCGCGCAAGAGGTTGCGCGTCTTGACGCCGGGGCCGACGCCGAGCTCGCGCCGCAGGAAGGCCTCGCATTGCCGGAAATAAAGGATCGCGTCGCCGCGCCGGTCGGCGGCGACGAGCGCTTGCATCATGCGGCGGTGCGCCGCCTCGCTGTAGGGCTCGAGGCCGAGAAGGCGCCGCGCCGCGCCGATGGCGTCGCCATGCCGGCCGGCGGCGCCGGCGACCCGCGACAAGCGGTACAGCACAAGGGCGGCGATATCGTGCAACCGCCGGCGCTCGCCGGCGAGCCATTCGTCCCAGCTCTCGCTCGCGATCTCTAAATCCTCGAGCAATTCGCCGCGGTAGAGGCGGCCGGCGATTTCGAGATCGGCGAGAAGGTGCGAGGAGGCCAAATTGGTAAAGCGCTCGACATCGGTGCTCGGGTTGACGAGCCGGACGACGTGAAAATCGCTTTCGAGGGTCGCCGCCGCGTCGGGCCCGAGCGCCTTGCGCAGTTCCAAGAGGCAATTGCGCAGGCTGTGCCGCGCCGCCTCGGAATCCTGGCAGGGCCAGAGGAGCTCGGCGAGCCGTTGGCGCGTCACGATCATGCCGGCCTGCAACGCGAGATAGGCGAGCAATGCCTGCGCTTTTTTCGGGGCCTTCAAGCGCCGGCCGTCGACCATGATCGAGAGCGCGCCGAGAACGTAGATTTGCATCATAGCCAGCCCCTTATCCCCAGCCTTGGCGCCCCTCGAGGATGCCGAGCGCCACGATCAGGATGCCGGAGGCGCTTTCCTGGCTGATCCGGCGCCCGGCCCAGCCTTGCTCGAGCGCCCATTCCTTGAGCGTGCGCTCGGCGCCGACGACGTGCCACAGGCACGACCCGGCGGGCGAGGCGAGACCGCCGACAAACAGCAACGCCCGCCACACCGCTTCCTTGGCGTGCTCGATCTTGAAGCCGGGGGTCTCGGTCGAATTGCCGCGCGAGGTGCGGAAGAAATTGCCGGCGCGCAGCGGGTCGAGATGGGCGGCGGCGAATTTTTCGCGGAACCGCTCGCCGGCGGCGCGCATGCCGCGCGTTATCGAGCCGCGGCGCTCCATCGCCGCCAAGGTGTCGACCGCGCAGAAAGGCCGCGCCTTGAGGCCGTCGAGAGCGACGATCGGGGAGCCGAGACGTTCGACCAGACCGCGGCGCGCCCGCTCGTGCGTCGGCCCGAGGATGTCGGGCCGGCCCGAGGATGACAACCGGCGATTGGATGATCGGCCCGTGCGGGGGTGTTTTCGCGCCAGGCGACCCTCCCGGAGGTGGTGGGGATTTGCAACAGCATGCCGCCGAAAGGCGGCGGCGCTACGGGCGCGAGCCGGTCAATCTGGCCAGCGTCAGGGCCACCTCGGCGACATGGAGCCAATCGCGGCGATGGACCGAGACATATTCGGCGAGGAGGAAGGTCTGGCGCGTGACGCGCGAGCGCCCGGTCTTCTGACGGCGGAGCGAGCGCTCCGAAAGCCCCAACGCGGCGGCGGCGCGGGCATCGGTAAAGCGGTTGTCGTGCTGCCACTGGCGGAGCCAGGCGGCGCTGCGGCTGTCGGTGATCCGGGCGAGAAGCTCCCCGATATCCGCGATATCCGCTGGGGGGGGCGGAGAGGCGCTCATCGTTTTCGAGCGGCCGGGGGAGCCCGGCGCTAGACGAAGCGTAGCTCCCGGATTTCAGCGCGGAGGGTACACCGCAATCTGGACAGCATCATGACGGTAACAGCAGCGCGAAGTTCGGGGTCGGACCAGCCGCGATCGCGACTTCCCGCGGGTTTTGTTCAGATTCCGGCTCGAAACCGGCGATCAGCTCGAGCGCCGCGCCGATCGGCGAGGCCTTGCCGGGCGAGACGCTGTGCGCCAAGGCGCGGGCGCCGATGCCGTGTTGCAGCGCGACCGAGACCATCACCGCGATGTCGTCGTAGATCGCCGCCATGTCGGTGCCCTCCTTGGCGCCCGTCAGGAATAGCTCGGCCGGCCGTCCCGCCGGGTCGAAACCGACCGTCGCGATGATGCTCCGCCCGTCCGCCGCCGTGATCTCCTCCGTCACCGCCATCCGCCGGTTCGGCAACCGCTGCCTCAACGCCCCCTCCTCCCGTAGCGCCGCGTCGCCGCCGCGGGTTTTGTCCAGATTCCCCCTGGAGAGCCGGGCGGTGGCGCCCGCTGCGGTTGCCGGCCCCGCTCCGCAACCGAACCCGAGCGGCGCGCGGTTTTGTCAACCGGCGGCCGCGCGGGCAGTCCCGGCAACGGCGGCTCGTTCTGCCGGCGCGTCATGCCGCCCTTTTGCCGGCGATCGGCAGCAGCAATTCGGGCTGCCGGACGGCGGACCGGCGCTCGCGCGTTCGGCCGGCGCCGCGGCGCTCGGCCGCGAGGCGTTGGCGGCGCAATCGGTTGAGCCGTTCGGCGGCCTCGTTCGCCCAGCGCGGCGGGTCGTCCTCGAGCAGCGCGACGGTCAGCTCCTCGACCTTGTCGGGCGTCACCCGCGCCGCCTCGCGGATCGCGTTGCCGAGCCAGGCGTCGCGTTTCTCCTTGGCGCTGAAGACCTTGGGGGCGCCAAAGGCGCCGGCACGCGCGACAGCGCGTGGAGGATCACCCTCGCCCTCTTGCTTGGCGATCACCCGCAGCGGAGGGGTAAGGGGAGGTATCTTCTCTGAGTCTGGTGCGTTGCATTGCGTTGCACCGCGTTGCACCGGCGTTGCCGCTGTTCCCTGGCGACCGCGGCAGGCGCGCGACCGCTCGGTCGAGCCGGGATCCTCGCGCTGCGGGTTGCGCCGTTCCCAGGCGGCGAGGCGCTCGCCGACGACCATGCCGCGCCGTTTGAACTCGTCGAGCACGGCACCGACCTGGCCCTCCTCGAGGTCGAGAAAGGTCGCGGCGTCCTCGATCGAAAACCGCGCGATCGCGCCTTCCTCGGCGGCCTGGTTCGCGCAGGCCATCAGCATCGAATAGAGCGACCAGACATCGCCCGGCCGGACCCCCGCTCGCCGACCGATGCTCAGCCATTTGAGATCCGTCGGCGCCTCGTTCCACATGCGGCACCATTGCTTCATTGCCCCCACTCCCCCTTTGCCAGGTTGGAAAACCGCGTCGTCGCGTGGTCGAAATGCAGCTTCACGACGCCGACCGGGCCGTTGCGCTGCTTGGCGATGATGATCTCGGTCTTGTTGCGGACAGCGGCGAGCTTGTCGCGCCAGGCGGCCCATTTCGGATCCTCAGCGGGCTTCTCGGCGTCCGCCGGGTCGGGCTCGCGCAGGTAGTACTCCTCGCGAAAGATGAACATGACGACGTCGGCGTCCTGCTCGATCGAGCCGGAGTCGCGCAGGTCGCTGAGCAATGGCCGCTTGTCGTCGCGGCTCTCGACGGCGCGCGACAATTGCGACAGCGCCAGCACCGGGACGTCGAGCTCCTTGGCGAGCGCCTTCAGGCCGCGGGTGATCTCGGAGACTTCCTGCACCCGGTTCTGCTCGCCGCGGCCGTTGGGGCGCGTCGGCTGCAGCAACTGCAGATAGTCGACGACGACGAGGGCGAGCCCGCGCTGGCGCTTGAGACGCCGCGCCCGCGCCCGCAACCCCGGCACCGACAAGGCCGGGGTGTCGTCGATCCACAACGGCAGGCCGCCGTAATCCTGCTGCGCCTTGAGCAGCTTGTCGAACTGGCCCGAGTTGAGATCGCCGCCCCGGCGCACCCAGTCGGAGGGGATCTTGGTGACGCCGCCGAGCACGCGAGCGCCGAGCTGCGCGTCGGCCATCTCGAGCGAGAAAAACCCGGCAGTCTCGCCGTTGCAGGCGGCGTTGAACGCAAGGTCGGTGGCTAACGCGGTCTTGCCCATGGCCGGGCGGCCGGCGAGGATCACCAAATCGGAGCGGTGGAAGCCGCCCAACAGCCGGTCGAGGTCCTCGAACCCGGTCGGCACCCCGACGATCTTGGCGTCCCGCTTGTAAGCCGCTTCTGCCATGACGATCGCGCGGTGCATCGCCGCGCCGATCGGTGCAAAGCCGGACCCGGCCAGGCCGGTCTCGGCGAGCTCGTAGAGCTGCGCCTCGGCGCGCTCGATCTGGCCGGCAGCGGCAAAGGGACCCGCCGGATTGTCGAGATCGGCGCTGTAGGCGGCGTCGACGACCTCGCCGCCGAGCATGATCAATCGCCGGCGCAGGTAAAGGTCGCGCACCGCTCGCGCATAATCCTCGATGTGGAGGAGGATCGCGCCGGCGCCGGCGAGCTGCCCGAGATAGCGGTCGCCGCCGATCATCTTGAGCGCCTCGTCCGCGGCGAACACCCCCTTGAGGGTGACCGGACTGGCTTCCTGGCCGCGCTCGATCAGCTTGGCGACCGCCTCGAAGATGCGGCCGTGCATGGCGTTGCCGAAGTGCTCCGGCTTGACGAGCTCGCCAACCCGCTCGAACGCGGTGTTGTCGATCAGGAGCGCGCCGAGCAAGGCCTGCTCGGCCTCGGTGTTGTAGGGCGGCTGGCGCTCGAGGCGGTCGGGGGGGCCGCGCAGCGGCGTGAACGGCAGGATGTTCGGGGGGGCTTCGCCGTCAGGCATGGCCGCCGCCCGGGCGCGACGCGTCGCCGAACTGGCGGAACGAATCGAGAATCGCTATGTTTACCGGCGGCGCACCGGGGAGAGTCCCCCTCCCCCGATGCCTGCTCCCTCGAGGTCGCGGGCCCTTTTCCCCCGGGCCCGCGACCGTCCTTTTCGATTTCCCCCGCGACATTTCTCTTCCCCCGAAGAGCGATAATCAACCGCGCCGTTCGGCCCCCTCTTCGCCGGGCCGGATCGGCGTCTCGCGTCAATTCGAATGGCCGTTGCGGCGCGCTACGGACCCCGGGGCGGACCCCGGGCGACGCCGCTGCTCCGGCTGTTCTCGCCGCGGCGGGACGAATTCACCGCGCGCCAGCTGTCTCGCCAGCGCCTGGTAGGCTCTGGCGGTGCGCAGGCTTTCCTCGGCGAGCCTGATGAGCTCGGCGGCGACGACTTTTCGTTCGCATTGATCCACGGCGACCCCCATCCCCGCTTACCCGGCGGGCGTTGGTTGTTGGGGCGCTTTACGCGCCTCTGAGGTTGCGGACGTCGTCGCGCAATCCGGCGATGTCGGCCCTGATCTCGTTGCGGTCGGCGCGCAATTCGGCGCGCAATTCGGCGAGCTCGTCGGCGAGCCGCTCGAACCGGTCGGCCAGCCTGTCCAGACGGGCGTCGAGCTCGCTGGCCGGCGGAAAGACAAAGTCGCGAAACCCCGGCGCCAACGCCATGAGCTGGTCGAACCGCGCCGGGGTCCAGCCGCGGCCGCCGCGCAATTGCTTGGCCATGCTCGGGCTGATCGCGAGATCGCGGGCGATGCGTTTGTCCTTGCTCGCCCCGGCATAGTTAATCTCGAGGAAGGCGCCCGCCCGTCGGGCAATGCCGCTGCCCAATTCGCCAGTTTCATTGCCCGCCCGCGATCTCGCCATGCCGCGAACCGCCGGCGATTATTCGCCGATGGTCGATATCGGGGTTCCTCGCGACTTCGTTCGCTGGTCGGCGCGCCGCAAGGCGGCGGTGCTCGTCGCGATCGCCGGCGGCAGAACAACGGTCGAGGAGGCGTGCCGCCGCTGGCAATTGTCGCGCGAGGAGCTCGAGGCCTGGCAATCGGCCTATCGGCTCCATGGCGTGGTCGGGTTGTACGCGACCCGGATCCGTGTCTACCGCGACGCGGCGCGGCGCGCCCGGGAGCGTCGCGAACCGGTTCATGCCGAGCTGCCCTCGACCTCGTCGGGCTGCTCGAAGAGCGAGCCGATATCGGCGCCGGTGACCCGGGCGAAGCGCCCCACCAGCTCGTGCGGCAGCTTTGAGCGCGTCTCGTATTTCTCGTAGCGCTTGGGCGGGATGCCGAGCGCCTGCGCCATCTTCTCCTGGGTCATGCCGCTCGCCACGCGCCACGTCTTGACGCGTGTGCAAAAGGCCCGGTCGAACTCCGCGACCCCGGAATGATCGTACATACGCGAAAATTTCCGACAATTTGTCGGGATAGTCAAGCGACCGAAAAGCGGTCGGGTGAAAACCCCGACAATCTGTCGACAATCCTATGGATGCCGACCGAAACCCGTTCGGAGTTCGAGGCGAATTTCATCGCGCGCGTGAAACGGGCGCGGAAGGCGACCGGATGGAACCAGCGGGAGATGGCCGAGGCGCTGCATGTCCCGCTCGACAATTACGAGACCTATGAAAGGCGCTCGCCGCTGCCGCATTACCTGATCGCGCAGTTCGCTCGGGTGGCGCGCGTGCCGATCGAGTACCTCTTCACCGGGCGAATGCCGCGCAAGGCTGTGCCCGGGAGCGACCGACCCTCAGACGGCCTGGTCGAGCTGGCGGGGCCGTCGACACGGCGTCGCAAGCGGGCGCGCGCCGTCTCCGACAAAATGTCGGAAACGCTCTTGTAATCCGACATTCTGTCGGATAGCCTCCCCCTCTTAACCCAAGAGGGGGTTGGTTTCCGTGCTGTCGTCGCCCCATTCGGATGCTCTCGCCGAGCTGGATACCGGGCTGCGCGACGAGCTCGCCCGGCGGCTGTCGCTGATCGAGAGCGATCTGTCGCCCGAGCGCGCCGCCGCGCGCTTGAAGTCGCAAGTCGCTGCGCTCGGCACCCCCCCGCCCGATCTTCATCTGACGCGCCATCTTCTGCTGACGACCGCCGCCATCGCGCTCGCCGCGCTCGTCGCGCTCGATCGTCGGGCGGCGACGCGATGAGCGGCGCGCCTCCATCGTTGCGCCGCTCATCGCGTCGCCGCCCGACGATCGATGTGCGGCGCGTCTGGGAGCGCCTGTCGGCCGCCGAGCAAAACGCGATCGGCCCGCTCGCCCTCCTGCTGGGCTACGCCGAGGCGGCCGCGTATCGCGTCGACGGGCGGGGCGCGATCGCCTTCGAGGCGGCGCGCCACCACGCCGGGATCATCCTGCAACAGGCTCTCGAACAGATTCCCGAGCTCCGCGCGATGCTCGGCGATTTCGAGCTATCGCCGCCGCGCCCCGATCTCTCGGTCTTTGGCGTCCGCCAGTGCCGCCGCTGCGGCTGCACCGACGCGGTCGCGTGCCCGTCGGGGTGCTTCTGGGTGGCGCCGGATTTGTGCAGCAGCTGCGCCCGCTGAAATGGGAGATCCGATGCAAGCCATGCAAGCAACCGCCGAGCCGCCAGGTGGGCTGAGCCCTGGGCGGGATATCGTCTATCTGCGCTGGGACCGGCTGCACGAGTCGCCGCTGAACCCGCGCCGGCACCGCGATCCGGAGACCTTGCGCGAATTGATGGACTCGCTCGAACGGCGCGGGCTCCTCGAGAATTTGGTGGCGCGGCCGGCAGCGGAGCGCTCGACGCATTTCGAGATCATCGCCGGCAGCCGGCGCCACCAGGCGATCGCGGAGCTGGTCAAAACCGGCCGCTGGCCGCGCGAGGCGGTGATCCCGGTGAGGATCCTGGACGCCACCGACGTCGAGCTCGTCGAGCACGCGATGCTCGAGAACATCCAGCGCGAGGATCTGACGCCGCTCGAGGAAGCCGACGGCGTCGCCTGGATGTTCGACCAGGGCATCCCGATCGAGGAGATCGCCGCCCGGCTGGACAAGCGTGACCGCTGGGTCAGGCAGCGCCTGCAGTACAACAAACGGCTCGCGCCCGAAACCCGCCGCCGCTTCGAAGCGGGCGAGCTCAACCGCAGCCAGGCGCAGGCCTTTACCATCGGCGAGTTTCCCGAGCAGGTAGCGCTCCTCAAACAGGCGATATTGCATGGCTACCGGGCGCCGGAGATCCGCCGCATCCTATTGATGCGCACGGTCCCGCTGTCGCGGGCAAAATTCGACCGAGCCCGGTACCGAGGGCACGTCAGGCGGGATTTCTTCTTCGACGACGACGAGGAGCACGAGCACGCCGAAGATCTGGGCGAATTCCGCCGGCTGCAATTGGAATGGTGCGAAGAACAGCGCGCCCTATTGGGCAAGACCTGGTCGTGGGTCGAGCTGCAGACCGGCGGCTGGGTCGACACCGCGAGGTTCGACAAGGACCAGCCGCCCGCGGCCGGCGGCACGATCATCCACCTGCGCGACGATCTGCGGATCGAGATCCACACCGGTCTCGGGCGCCGAGTGGAATCCAAAGGGGCCCCGTCTGGAATCCGCAGGGACCCGGGATCGGGGGCGGTCAACGGTGCGGGAGCGGCCGCCCGATCCGATGGCCCAGCCCTTGGGCGCGCGGCGCTGACCAAAGCGCACATGGTCTGGGCGCGCCAGGAGAAGTCGCGCCGCCTGCAATTGGCGATCGCGGAGGACTGCGCGGTCGCCGTCTCGCTGGCGATCCTGGGGCTCCTCGGCGCGCGCGAGGTGCGGATCCACGAAGGTTTTGAAGGCGCGCCCGACGACCGGTTCGACAATCCGGCGCTCGACGAGTTGATCAAAACGCGGCTCGCGCCGATCGGCCTCGAATACGGCCAAGTTTACCAGGACACGCATCGCATGGCGCCCGCGTTTGGCGAGTTGATGACGATGTCCGTCGTCGACCTTATGGCCTTGTTCGCCGCGCTGACCGCGCCGCGCTTTGCCAGCTGGCCCGGCTATACCCCGGAGCTCGGCGACAGCGAGCTCGCCTGCCGGGTCGCCGATGTCGCCCTCAAGGAGGACGGGCTGCTGTTCCCGCTGACCCCCCAATACCTCGAGGCGCTGAGCCGCGAGCAATTGGTGCGCGTCGCCCGCGACGCCGGCGTCGCGGAACCGGTCGGCGGCCTCAAAAAATCCGAGATGATCGACGCGATCCTGCTCGATCCTGGCCGCGACGCGGCGTGGTTCCCGCCCGAGCTCAAATTCGCGCCCAAGGTCGAGATCGAAGCCGAGATCCAGCGCGCCGCATGAATGACGATAGCGAAAGCCCAATTTCGGGGCCGCTCGCCCAAATGCTCGCGAAGGGCGGAGGCGCGGGGCCGCCCTTTTACTGGATGTTCGAAACGACCGGCGTGCTGCGCCCGGCGGTCGAGGCCTACCTCAACCACGGCGAGATGACGGAGCCGCAGATCGCGGCGCTGCGCGCCTACCTGCGGCAATGGATAGCCGGCCCCTGGCGGGGCCCGGGAATCGACCGGCTCCGCGCCGGGGTCGGACGGTCTCGTCACGCGCGTCGCGATCAGCCGCTGGCTCGACGCGGCGCTGGCGGCGGGGATCGACCCGCTGTGAAACGACAACCGACAGGAGGAAAGATGACCCAGGCCGAATTGATCGGGGCGATCGCCGCGAGCACCGGCGAGAAGCCTCGTTTGGTGACGATGGTTCTCGACGCCTTTGTCGCCGCCGCGAGGCGCGAGCTGTGCAGCGGGCGCGATGTCCGGTTGGCGGGTTTGGGGAGCTTTACGATGACCGCGAAGGCGGCATCGGCCGGCCGCAACCCGCGCACCGGCGAGCCGATCATCGTGGCGGCGCGCAACCGGGCGAAATTCAAACCGGCCAAGGCGCTGACCGATGCGTTGAACAGCACCGCGGCGCCGCCGCCCCCGGGCCCAGCCACACGCGAGACCCGCGCACAGGCGTAACCGCGATGCCCGCCTATGTCCGCATCGAGGAGCCGCATTTCCGCAAGCTGGTCGCCGGCGAGCATGTGACCGTGCTGACCGGCGACAACCGCGAGGTCGAGATCATCCTCGCCGACATCGGCTGGGGCCGTATCTATGCCGCCGTCGAGGCGGCGCGGGGTCGGAGCCGCGCGGCCGCCAAGCGCGACGATGGCTGACAAGACCGCGATCGAATGGGCCGAGGCGAGCTGGAACCCGCTCGTCGGGTGCTCGGTGGTGTCGCCGGGCTGCACCCATTGCTACGCCATGCGGGAGGCCGGCGGCCGCCTCGCGAACCTGCCGAAATACCGCGGCCTGACGCTCGGCTCGAATGCCGGCCCGGTATGGACCGGCGAGGTCCGGCTGTGGGAGCGGGCGCTCGACCAGCCGCTGCGCTGGACAAAGCCGCGCCGCATCTTTGTCAACTCGATGTCGGACCTCTTCCACGAGACCGTGCCGAGCGGTTGGATCAAGCGAATCCTCGACGTCATGCGGAATGCGCCGCAGCACGTCTATCAGATCCTCACCAAGCGCGCGGATCGCATGAAGGAATTCATGGCCTGGTGGGTCGTGCAGCACGTCGAACAGCCGCCGTCGAATTGGTGGCTCGGCGTCTCGGTCGAGGACCAGCCGCGTGCCGTCGAGCGCATCCCGCTGCTGCTCGAGACGCCGGCAGCGGTGCACTGGATCAGCGCCGAGCCGCTGTTGGGGCCGGTCGATCTATGGCCCGGCTGGCTTTGCTATGGATATCCGAAGACGCCGCTCGATTGGGTCGTCGCCGGCGGCGAGAGCGGCCCGCGCGCGCGGGCGATGCACCCGGATTGGGCGCGTGCGATGCGCGACCAGTGCCGGGCCACCGGTGTCCCGTTCTTTTTCAAGCAATGGGGGGAATGGGCGCCGGCGCCGGAGGAGATGAACTTCGCGGAGGGCGCCGCGCTGGCGTGCCGCGGCAACCACGAATTCGAGCAGTGGTCGAGCGGCCACACGATGATCCGCGTCGGCAAGAAAGCCGCGGGCCGGCTGCTCGACGGCCGCGAGTGGAACGAATACCCGGCGCCGGCGCGGAGGCGCGCCGCCTGATGTGGTGCGAGACGTGCCGCGGCTTCGGCCATTGGTGGGAGTGGTGGGACGCGGGAACCAAGCGCCGCAGCTTTGCCGTCCGGCGCCCGGCCGGCGTGCCGGCGAGCGCGGTCTATCGCGTCTGTCTCGACTGCATCGGCGGGATCGCGAGCTGCTGCGACGCGGCGGGGTCATGATCACCGCGCTCGACGAGGTGACCGAGTTCCCGCTGTGCTGGCCGCCGGGCAAGCCGCGCGCCGCCGAGCGCGGCGGCTCGCCGTTCCGCACCTCGATGGCCAAGGCGCACCAGGAGATCGAGTACGAGATGGGGCGCTGGAACGCGCGCGGCTACGTCATCTCGATGGCGCCGGTCTTTCGCCAAGGGCCGGTCGACCCCGGCGTCGCTCTGTGGTGGTCGATGCCGCTTCATCAGGGGCAGGCCAGGCCCGATCTGCGCGTGCTGGCGTGCGACACCTATGGGCGGCGCGAGGCCAACCTGCACGCGATCGCGTTGACCCTCGAGGGGCTGCGCGCCTTCGAGCGCTACGGCACCTATACCCGCGAGCAGGCGATCGAGGGCGCCCGGCTGGCCTTGCCGAAACCCGCCGGCGAGGACGGGCCGCCGTGGTGGGAGGTGCTCAACGTCAAACCCGACTGGCCGCTCGAGGCGATCGTCGCGGTCTACAAGAGCCGCGCCGAGAAGGCGCATCCCGATCACGGCGGCGCGCCGGACGAGATGGCGGCGCTGAACCGGGCGATGGCCGCCGCCCGCGCGGCGCGAGCCGAAGCGCGGCGATGATGGCTAACGGATTGTTTTACGCGAACCCGCCCGAGGGTGGGTTGCACCGTCCGACCGCGGAATGGTGCGTCGCGCTGTGCAACGCGGTCGCCGCCCGGTGGCTCGCACGCGGCGAATTCGGCCGCTCGCGCGGCGCGGCGGTCGCCGCGGAGATCATCCACGCCGTCCTTGCCGATACGGATCCGGAATGGTGCCAGCGGGCCCCGCGGACATACCATGGGGAGGGGGATGGCTGAGGAAACCGATCGCCCCGCCCTCGTCGATGCGCTGGCCGCGGCGCTATTGCGCGAGATCCGCCGCGAAGGCGAAGGCTACCCGAGCGATATCGTCATCACCGCCCTCGCCCTCGCCTCGACGGCGATATTGGCCGGCGCCCTAAGCGAGCGCCCGACCGCCGAGATCCACCCCTTCCCATGCCCTCCCAAAAGATCCCATTGGCTGCCGTCGGCGGGCGATACCGTATGGCTCGGCGCCGAGGCCGGGCAGGTGTTCCGCGTGCTCGAGCGCGGCGGCGAGCCGATAATCGATGTCAACCTGTACGACGGCCGCGGCCTCCAGCGCGTGCCGCTCTCGGCCGTGCGGCCCTATGCCTGAACCGCACCCCCCGGACGGTTTCTTCGTGGAAGGCCGCTTCTGGTTCGGGCTGCTGCTGATCCTCGCCTTTATCGCGCTGGCCTACCTCGCGGTGAACGCGGCGAGCCCCCTGTCGGTGCCGCCGGACGCCTTGATCGACATGCTGATCGGCGCCGCCGCCGGTTTCCTCGGCGGCTGGTGGTCGCGGCGGCCGGATGCCGGCGATGCCTGAGCGGCGGCCATTGGACCAAGCCCGTGCGGCAACCCCGATCGGGCCTGCCAAAAATACCGCCCCGCCGGTTTTGGCCGTCGCCCGCCACAACGTGAAAGATCCTAATGGCGGGGATGAGGTTCCTCGCCGGCGACCCGGTCGGCCATCGATCGGAGACAAACGCAAGACGACGCTGAGCTGCCGCATCCCAAAAGAGGCGAAGGATGCGCTGAAGAGAGCGGCGGAGGCATCGGGTCGATCGCTGGCGAAAGAAATCGAAATCCGAATTCTCCAGACGTTCGCCGCCGACCTGCATAAGAGCGCCGCCGAAATCGAGGCCGACGGCTGGCTCGCCGAGTTGAAACCGCTCGTTACCCGGCTTCTGTCGGCGCGTCGAACGAAGGTGCACCGTAGAACGCTGGCCGAAGAGCGGCGATGACCTTGCACGCCAAATTCCTTAGCGAGGGGCGCAAGGCGCAATATCCGCCCGACCCGCGATACCCGCTGGGGATCACCGTAGACGGCACGGAGGGCCGCCCCTCGTGCACGCTGTCGCTGCAATATCCGGCCCCGTGCATCGGCAAATGGCTGATCCGCTGCGACCAATGCGGCACCGTCTCGATAGTGACCGCTGCCGGTCGCGCCGACGATCCGCATACCGTCCGGCTGCCATGCAAGCCGCGCTCTGTGCCGGCGGCATTCTGCGCCTCGCGACGCATCGCGCCACGACGCATCGCGCCGTTACGCCGAGCCTCGCGCCGCTACGTGTCTCACCGTCGCGCAACGCAACGAAGTTCCTTTGGATTCTCGGCCTAAACGGGAGACGCTGATGCGCATCTTCATCGCAAGCCTCCAGAGCGTCTCCCGTTACAGCCAGTCGCGCAGCTACGAGCGGGAGGTTCCGCGCGAAGACAAAGAATTGCACGACGATTACGAAAAGCGCACCTGGCGGTTTCGCACCCATGCGCTGGCCGACGGCCGTATCTTCATTCCGCCGACGTCGTTCAAGGAAGCGATCGCCGCGGCCGCGCAATATCTCGGGATGCAGATTCCCGGCAAGGGCAGGCGGACCTATACGAAGCATTTCCTCAGCGGTGTCATCGTCGCCGAGGGACCGACGCTGTCGATAACCCGCGATCAGGTCGAAGGCGAATGGCTATATCTCAATGCGGACGGTAGGAAGGGGGGCAAAACTCGGGTCTGGCGCTGCATGCCGATGATCCCGGAATGGAAGGCCGATGTCGGCTTTCACGTACTCGATGACACCCTGACCGAAGAGGTCTTCCGCTACCACCTCGAACAAGCCGGCGCCTTTATCGGCATCGGTCGGTTCCGCCCGCAAAACGGCGGATTTTATGGTCGGTTTGCGGTGACCGACCTGGTGACGGCGACATGAAAAAACGCCCCGCCACGCGACGCTGCGCCACGCTACGCCGCGCTCCGCATCGCAGGGCTGTGCCTCGTAGCGCACCGCTCCGCGCCGCCCCGCTCCGCCTCGCCTCGCAACGTTACGCTCCGCTGCGCATCGCAACGTCTTTTGAAACCCGGTATTTCGTCGCGCCCCGCCTTGCTATGCCGCGCAATGCGCCGCGTCGCGGCGCGCCGCCTCGCTACGCAACGCAGCGTCTTTTCAAACCGTTCAGCCGCGCGACCGCTACGCGCCGCGCCGCCTCGTGGCGCCCGGCCACGCATCGCGGTGCCCCGCGCCGCTTCGCTCCGTGCCGCGTCGCACCGCTTCGCAACGCAACGTCTTCAAAGAATCGGAGGACCATCGGAATGCTGGAATTTTCCCGGTCGCGAGCGATCGAGCGCGCCGCGTTGGCCCAACTGCTACGCACCGTCGGCGAAGGCGAGACGGTCACCTATGCCGAGCTCGACCGTGCCGCCGGCACCGGCGTGCGCGCGGAGCGCCATTTGCTGACCGCAGCGCGGCGAGAGGTCCGCGACGAGGATGGCCTGGTCTTCGAGCCGCTCAATTTGGTCGGGCTGCGCCGTCTGACCCAGGTCGAGATGGCGACGGTGCAACCGGACCGCCGCCGCCAGCGCGCCTTTCGTCAATCGGTCATCGCCCAGCGGGAAATGGCGGGCGTTCGTGAAGCCGATCTCGGCGCCGGCGAACGCGTTCAGTTCCTCGCCCGCCTTGCACAGCACGGCGCATTGGCGGCAATCGCCACGCATCGCGCCACGGCGAAACTGGCGGGCATCATCGCCGTCGACAATCCCGTGCTCACCGTCGATCAGACACTGACCATGCTCCGCGAAATTCGGTAAGCGCGCCGGATGGCCGACAGTCTTTTCGATTGGGCCGATGGCGCGGCGTTGCGCGACGCCGGGATGGAGCTCGCCGGCGAGGCGCAGGACAATGCGGACGCCGGCTGGGGCGAGCGCGCCTATCGGGCGATCGTCGCGGTCGCGCGGTCGCAACCGACGGTGCATGTCGACGATGTGCTGCTGGTGTTTGCCGACCGGCCGGAGCACCCCAATGCCTGGGGCGCGATCTGGGCGCGCGCGATCCGCGACGGCGTCATCGGCCGCACCGGCACGGTGCGCGAGACCCGCGACCCGCGCAAGCACCGCCACTGCTACCCGGTTTATGCCTCGCTGATCGGTCCGGACATGCGGCGAGCGGCGCAGCGATGACCTTGCACGCCAAATTCCTCAGCGAGGGGCGCAAGGCGCAACATCCGCCCGACCCGCGGTACCCGCTGGGGATTACCGTAGACGGCTCGGAGGGCCGCCCCTCGTGCACGGCGTCGCTGCAATATCCGGCCCCCTGCGTCGGCAAATGGCTGATCCGCTGCGACCAGTGCGGCACCGTCTCGATAGTGACCGCTGCCGGTCGGGCTGACGATCCGCATACCATCCGGCTGCCATGCAAGCCGCAAGGGACTGCGTGATGATCGACCCGCGCAAGCACCGCCACTGCTACCCGGTTTACGCCTCCTTGATCGTGGGCTCCAATCAGGAATCGGCGGCGTGACCGAGGCGCAGCACGTCGAACTGCTCCGGATCATCTTCAGGCTTGCGCTGTTGGGATATCCACACCCAGTCAACGCGTCGCAAGTCGACGAGCGACTCGTCTTGGCGCTCGGCCAGATCGGCGGCATTGCATCGAAGGCGCTCCACGATACGGGTCAGCCCACCCTCGCCCCTGGTGCCGCCAGTGGCCAGTAGCCGTTTGCCATTGCCGGTCGCAAAGCCGATGACGAAGGGCGAGCGGGAGGATTTGCAACGCCTCATCCGGCGGCGCGAGCAGGTGTTGAAAAGCGCCGCGGCTCAACGCTCGGCCGAATTGCTCGCCGATTTCGAGCAACAGCTCGCGAGCATCTACTCCTACGACCAGGACGAGGTCTGGTCACTGGCTTACAACGCCGCCCGGGAGGCGGCGCAAGAGGCGGTCGGAACCATCGCCGCGCGCTGCGAAGAGCTCGGCATCCCGCCGCAGTTCGCGCCGTCATTGCAGCTCTATTGGGCCGGGCGCGGGCAGAACGCGGTGCAATCGCGGCGCAACGAGCTGATCAGGGTCGCCAAGAGCCGCATCGCCGCGATCGAGAAAAAGGCCTGCGTCATGATCGAAATGCAGTCTGTCGAACTGCAGAGCCAAGTCATCGCCAATGGTCTGACCTCGGACGCGGCGCGAGCCTTCCTCGACAACATGCCGGCCGTCGAAACGCTGATGCCGCCGCTCGAGGTCGCCAAGGTCGAAGGCATGCTCGAAGCCCGCGGCACGTCAGCCCTCAGAACGCTGATCGGTGGCGCCAGTGGCCAATAGCATTGCGCCGCGCCCGGGGTTCGACTGGACCGCGATCAATTGGGGCGGGCCGGACGAGCCGCGCACCGAGCATTGCTCGTATTGCGGGGACGCGCTCGACGAAGAGAGCGTGCCGCTGATCCTGTGGACCAAATCGGGCTGGTGCGCCGAGTTCTGCGATCACTGCATCGCGACCTGGTGGGGCGGACAATCTTTCGACGAGGCGCCGGAACCGCGGCACGAGCCCGAAATCCGCCAACGCCTGAGAAACGCCAAGCGGGGAGACGGCGATGGCTGAGAAAGCCTGGCCCGAGCGGCTTGACTCGCCCCGGCCAAAAACCCTATGCTATTGGCAAGGCCGCGGCGATGCCTGAAGGGGAGCTGACCCTCGCCGAGGTCGCCGCCCGGCTCAAGATGGCGGAGCTCACCTTGCGGCGGTTTTTGAACCGCATCGGGTTCCGCGCCATCCAGCTGGGCGACCGCTCGCTGATGTTCACCGAGGCTGACTACCTCGAAATTCGAGAGGCCCGCCGCCAATGCCGCTCACGCTCGTCGCGCCCCGCGAAGGAAGATCCCGCAACTGGTCGATCCGCGGCACTGTCCGAGGAAGCTATATCAGCGAAACTACGGGCGTTGCGAGCCGAGAGCTCGCCGAAGCGATCCGCATCAAAAGGGAAGGGCAGCTCCTCGAAGAAAGCGTCTTCGGGGCGCGGGCAAGTCGTCGCTTTGCCGAAGCGGTCATAGAATACACCGAGGCGACAAAGCCGCGCGGCACGCAGCGCGATATGCTGATCGGCCGGGTGCGCCGCGACGGTTCGGTGGCGCCTTGTCTGGTCGGCGATTTCGGCGGCCGGTTGTGCAGCGCGATCGACCAGGCGGCGGTCGACGCGGTCGTCCGCAAGCGCTTCGCCGGCAAGGCGCCGGGCACGATCCAGCGCGATCTGTTGACCCCGCTGACCGCGGTGTTGCGCTTTGCCGCAAAGCGCAAATGGTGCGACGTGCCGATCTTCGAGCGGCCGCGGTACGACGACCGGCGCCGCCGCTGGGCGAATTACGACGAGGCCGACCGGCTGCTCGCCGCGGGCGCGCCGCATCTGCGCCCGCTGATCGCCTTTCTGATGCTGAGCGGCGCGCGCATGTCCGAGGCGCTCGGCCTCGAATGGGCCGATGTCGATCTCGGCGCGCGCTGGCTGGTGTTCCGCGACACCAAACGCGGCAAGCGCGGCGGCGCCGGCGGCGAGGACCGCGGCGTCGCGATCCATCCGCAATTGGCGCTTGTCCTGGCCAACCTGCCGCCGGGACCAAACGGTGATCGAATCGGCAACGTATTTCTGACCAACCGCGGCCGGCCCTACGCCGACAAGGACAACGGCGGTGGCCAGATCAAGACCGCATGGCGCGGCGCCGTGCGGCGCGCCGGCCTCGCCGATCTGCGGCCGCACGATCTGCGGCATACCTGCGCGACCTGGCTGACCATGGCCGGCGTCCACGAGCAGGTGCGCGACGAAATCATGGGCCACGCGTCGAGCGCCATGGGAAGGCGCTATTCGCATGTGCCGCGCCCGAGCCTGATCGAGGCGATCGACCGGCTGCCGCCGCGCGCCGTCGAGATCATGCCCCCCGCCCTGCCGGCGCCACGCCCGGTATTGCGCCGCCGCGGGGTCCGGTGATGATTGAGGGAGAAGAGGGGGGAAATATTATGGGGGAGGCGAAGCGGCGCCGGGAATTTGCGCAGGCCACCGCGGCGAAGAACCTTGCGGGCTTGCCGGCCTTCGCGGTCGTGCCCGGTCACGTTCGCGACCCGAAGCTTTGCCAGGCCCTCGTGCTCAGCGACGGCGCCCGGCGGCAGTGTTCCGCCAAGGCCACGGGCAAACGCCGGCCGACGCTTCCGGCTGATGATCCCCAGGTATATCCCTGTTGCGCGCGCCACCGCCGGGCGCGCTGGTTCGTGTTGTGGACGCCGGTCTATGGGCTGACCGGGGCCGCAAGGCTGGAGCACACCCGCCGCGCCCTTGAGCGCATGGAAATCGGCGGGCCGCGCCCTCCGGCGGCGAAGCTGGTCGAGTAGCCATGAGCGAACTCGATCGTCGCGACATCGCTGACGAATTGTTCCTGATGACCAATCTCTTTCCGGCGACGACCGGGCTGCCGATGGTGGTTTGGGTCGGCCCGAGCTACGGCGCGCCGCACGATGTCCGCATCAAGGTCATGCAGGCGCATGGCACACGGATGGATCCCGGCAATCTCGCGGTGGTGGCGCTGCGGCCGCGGCCGCATGTCGTCGCCGGCCGGCTCTCGGCCGCCGATCTGAGGGCCATCACGCAATGGATCGCGCTCAACGAAAAAGCGATCCTCGACCATTGGAACGGCCTCTCCGATGGCGCGCAGCTCGCGCGGCAATTGCAGCGGCTCCCGTAGATGGCGTTGTTCGGCGCGGTGGAGTTCGATTGCTGCGAATGCGGCCGGCATATCATCGTGCTCGCGGGGCCGATGCCTGATCCGCCATTGTGCGCGGCCTGTCTAAAGTGGAGTAGAACATGATACCAAGCAACTTATCAAAAGGTAGATGGCTGATTGCTACTACCTTAGCTGTGGCACAATTGGCTGATGTTGCGACCACAGAAATGTTTCTTAGACAAGGCAAAACAGAAGCCAACCCACTAATGGTGGGAGCAATGACCCATCTCGGAGCGTTCTGGTGGGCACCAAAAATGCTCCTTGCTGGGTTTGTTTTCTATATGATCCTGTGTTCCAAGCGTTGGATGTTGCCCACGGCTTGCGCCGTGGTGTCAATCTTTCCGCCGTTGTGGAACATACTGCCCTAAGCGAAGGAGATAAAATCAGGATTGTATCTACGTCGCCGTGCCATGCGTGCCGGGCTGGGTGGCTGACGATGGCCGGGGTGCACGAGCAGGTCCGCGACGAGATCATGGGCCACGCGTCGAGCGACATGGGACGGCGCTACTCGCATGTGCCGCGCGCCAGCCTGACCGAAGCGATCGACCGGCTGCCGCCGCGCGCCCCGGAGGCCATCGGCGAGATCATACCGGATGCGCTGTCCGCGCCGCGCCCGGCGTTGCGCCGCCGCGGGGTCCGGTGAATTGAAGTTCGACCGTAACGAGATGATCGAAGGGATCCGGCTGCCGTGGGTGCGCGATTTCTTGGCGCATTTTTCGGTGAACGGGTGGTCTATTAACGAGCAGGATGTGGCGGAATATTTCAAGCTCGACGGGGCGCACGCCGACCGGTGGTTGCGGGCCGCTGCGGCGCGCGATTTGATCGAGCCCGGGGAGCCCGATGACGGCAAGCCGCAATGGACCGTTGCGGCTACGGGGAGCCGACTGGCCGCCGCGAAGTTCCTGCCGCGGTTCAATCGGAAGCGTGCTGACCAGCTCATCGCCGGCTTTTTGCAGCGCGTCGAAACCGCCGCCGCGCAGCGCCAGGATTTTCTGATGGAAGTCTGCTGCGTCGCGCTGTTCGGCAGTTGCCTCGATGGTGCGGCCGAGGATTTCGGCGACGTCGATCTATTTTGCGAAATTCGTTGGCTACCCGAGCTTGGCGGCGGAGAACGGGTGGAGCGGGCGCGATCCTTGTTCAAGGCCGATGGTCGATCGGCGGCCAGAATCACCGATAAGATGTTTTGGCCGGCGCAGAAATTGCAGCGTTTCCTGCGCGCCCGGCAGGGGGCAATTGCGTTGCACGATATGGCCGAGGCGGCGCTCTACGATACCGCCGTCGCGGTGCTTTACGAGTTGCCGGGTGGCCGGTTGGCGTTGCCGCAGCCGTGCCGTAGCCCGGTTCTTGCGACGCGTTACGCTGGGCCATGACATGAGCGACGAAAAAATCAGCCTCGAATTGCTCGGCGCGCGGGTCCTGACCCTGACCGCCGAAGTGCGCGACCTGCAGAACCGCTTCACCGCCATGGAAAGCCGCTTCTCGGCGCTGGAAAGCCGGGTCGCCCAATTGGAGGTGGCGATGATCACCCGCTTCGATGCCATGGAGCGGCGGGCGGCCGTCATGGAAGACAGGATGACCGCGATGCTGGCGGTGCTCGTCCGCATCGCCGAGCGCGTCGAGGCGCCGCCGCGATGAGCGAAGCCGAGGCGCCCTACGAGATGGCGAACCTGACGCCGCGCATGACCGGCCTGCCGATGGTGATCTGGGTCTCGCATCGCGGCCGCGCTCGGCATGACGCCAGGGTCAAGGTCCAGCAAACGCATGGCCGCCGGATGTCGCCCGGCAACACCGCATCGGTCGCGGTGCGGCCCGCGCCGCATCTCGTCGCCGGGCAGCTCTCGGCGGCCGATCTGCGGGCTGCCAGCGATTGGATCCGGCTCAACGAGGCGACGATCATCGGCTATTGGGACGGCATGATCGATACCGGCGAGCTGATCCAGCAGCTGCGGCCATTGCCGTTGCCGAGCCCGCCATGACGCAATCCTGGAGACCCGGGACCGGGCAGACGATCGACGCGCTCTATGCCTGGGTGGCGACCGAGCCGGATGGCGGGGAGGGTATCTGCAGCGCGCAGCTCGGCAAGCTTCATATGCCGCTCGTCGGCGCCGACATGGACCGGATCAAGAGCCTGCGGAGCCATGCCGAGGCAGTGCGCGCGGCGAGCGGCTATCCGGTGCGCCTCGTGCGGTTTTCGCGCCGCGAGGATTTGGAGATCTTGCCGTGACCTGGCACATCACCGTGCTGTCGCCGGACGGCCAGCGGGTGATCTTTCACGGCACCACCGCGGACGAGGCCGAGCTCAAAGCGGCCGCCATAGTGGCGCGCGCGGAACGCCCGGACGCGCAGATCTGGATCAAGCCGCCGATCGGCCGAGTCTACGGCTGGGACGCGACGACCGAGGCCGCGGCGCCGCGCCGCTCTCAGGGCGCTCGGGCGCGCCGATGACGAAGCGGGGCGCCGGGCTAAAGCGCCGAACCATCCAAAAGGAGGAAGTCGTGGGCGATTTCGTCATCGGAAGTGCGGAGTGGGTCGAGGGTCCGGGTTCCCACGATGGCCAGTGGTTGCGCTGCCCAGCCTGCGGCGAGCCCTGGGGACATGTCGCGAGGGTTGCCACGGAGATCGACCCGAGCGGCGATGAAAATGGAACCGGGCTCTACCCAGGCACCACGGAGACGGTTGAGTACCGGAGCCAATATCGCCGGCCGGCTGTGCGCATCGATATCCAGGGCGAATGCGGACACAATTGGACCCTGCTGATTCAGCAGCACAAGGGGGCGCTGATCCCTCTGGCCCGCTATCCGAGCCCGGACCATCCGATTCCGGAAGTCGGGAACGAACTGCCGACCCCAGGCGAGGTGGGGCGGCGATGAGCCAACGCAAACATATTCGCTGGGCGGAGTGCACGGTCTGCAAGCGCCAATTTATCTGGCCGTGGTCGCCGGAATTTACGACCCCGCCGACTTGCCCGGAATGCCCCGACGCCCCCGCCAAGGATATCGGCGCGGGTCGGATCGTCGAGTTCAAGCGGGGCGACGACGGAAAGATCCACGAGGAGGATGTCGGCTCGACCGAGGATTTGGGCTGATGGCGCTGGTCGGCTACGCGCGGACCTCGACCCTGCACCAGGCGGCGGGGCTCGACGCGCAGCAGCGCCAGCTCAAGGCGCTCGGCGTCGACAAGATCTTTGCCGAGCGGGTGAGCTCGGTCGACGCGCGCGCTCAGCTCGATGCGGCGCTCGACTACGTCCGCGAGGGCGACAGCTTTATCGTCACGAAGCTCGACCGGCTGGCCCGCTCGGTAGCGCACCTATGCCGGATCGTCGAGACGCTGAAGCGCAAAAAGGTGAGATTGCGGATCCTCGACATCGGCGTCGACACCGGCACCCCGTCGGGAAGGCTGTTTCTCAACATGCTCGGCTCGATCGCGCAATTCGAGCGCGAGATCATGCTCGAACGCCAGAAGGACGGGATCGCCGCGGCGCAGGCCGCCGGCCGCTACCGGGGCCGCAAACCGACCGCGCGCACCAAAGCGCCCGAGATCAAAAAACTTTTCGCCGAGGGCGTCGCCAAGGCCGAGATCGCCCGGCGCCTGAAGATCGGCGAGCGCTCGGTCTACCGCATGCTGCAGGAGGAGGGAACGTCGTGAGGGGGGAAGTGCCGCTGCCGCTGGAAATGCCGCCGCAGCCGCGGCGAAGCCGCGCCGAGAGCCGGCAGTTTCACCGCGCCGTCATGGCGCTGCGCCGCGGGGGCTTCCGCGTCTACCGCGCCGGTCCGGGCATGGCGGTGATCAACGGCGTGCGCATGCCGGACACGGTCATCGAGCGCTACGCGCGCAAGCCCGGCCGCGGCCGGCTCTGTTGGGGGAAATGATGGGGCAGGCGAAGCGGCGCCGGTTGGCGAAGGAAACCGCGGCGATCGAGACCGAGGCGGCGGGCGTCTACGCGGTGATGATCGTCACCCCGCAGATAGCGCTCGAGATGGGCGCGGCGGCGCTCGAGGGGAACCTTGAAGCCGAGACTTATATGCTGGCGATTGCGCACTGTTTGAGGGAGATCCCGAAGCGCCGACCGAGGCTCCTCTGCCTGACCTGCGACAAGGAATTCTCGGCGCAGGCGCTGCCGGCGGCCTTCGCGCTCTTTCACGCCTATCGTGACGACGCCAAAACCGCGCTCGGCAATGGGCTGTGCGACGCGTGCGCGACAAAGCCCGATCTCGAGGGGCGCGTCTTGGCCGCCTACAAGGAGAAGCTCCTCGGTGATTTGCGGGTGCTGCCGCGCTTTTCGCCCGGGTCGCCGACGCAGAATTAAAGCGGAAACGTACCGTGAGCGACCAGAACCAAACCACCCATCCATGGCCGGAAAGCGATCCTCCTGAACTGTCTCGGCTGGACGACCTCGTCGTGCGATTGCGCCAAATTTATCTCGAGGCGGGAATTGTCGAAAGAACGCCCGCGATGACAACCCGTGCGCTGCCGGGCAGACGCAGCGCGTTTTGGGTGAGGTTGATGGTATGGGGGAAGCAAACCGCCGGCGCGCCAGCCGGACCATCAAAAAGCAGCCGAGCATCACCGCCGGCTGGCACGCCTATCTGGAATTAGTGGTGCCGCCGCAGGCGCCGGATATCCAGCGCGAGGAATGTCGTCTGGCGTTCTGGGCCGGGGCCGCGACGTTGTTCTATGCGCTGATGCAAAGCCTCGACCCGGGGACGGAACCGACCGCGGCGGATCTGGCGAGGATCGAGGCGATCAACGCCGAGATCGAGGCGTTCAGCGCAACCTTCGACGCCGAGGTCATAAAACGGCGCGGTGTGCAATGAGACCCGTGCGCTGCCGGGCAGACGCAGCGAGGGCGTTTCCGTTTGCGTCGTGACCAACCCGTGCGCCGCCGGGCAGACGCAGCCGGCACACAGCGAGAGGGAACTACCGCTATGCCGACGCTGAAGAACTGGTTCGGCCTCCGATGTTGGCTACGATGGTGCCCGTTTCGACCTGATCGGTTCGGCGCTCATTGCGATTTCTTGTGCAGCCGGAGGATCGATTTGTGAGCGAACAAACGAACGCCCGCGATGACAACCCGTGCGCTGCCGGGCAACGCATCGAGAGCGGAGCCGCCGAAAATCCGCGGAGTCCGGCGCGTGACGATGAAAAAGCCTAAACAATCAAATCGCTTGGAGCGTATTGGCCGGTTCCTTGGTAAGGGAGAGGTCGTAGGTTCGATACCCACCGGCAGCACCAGACAAACCATTGAAATCATATACCGAATTGGGCCGCTACTCGGTTTCATGGACCGCAGCAGACCGGTACAGAACGCGAAAATACCCGCGGAATATCCGCGGAGCCGCGGAAAATCCGCGGAGTCTGTTCCCCGATTGTTCGAGACGATCCTCTCGGAACCGGCGCCGGTGATCGGCGAGCCCGTCGAAATCCCGGATGGCGAAATCGCCGGATGAGAGCCCGTGCCCCCGGCCTTCGCCGGGGAAGGCTCCGCTGAGGACGCGAGGCTCTAGCCTGGGCGGCGCACGAGCGCGAGAGCCTCGGCGACCGCGCGATCGGATGGGGTCGCCGGAAGCGTACCGGTTTCCTTGGCGCGGCCGACCAGGAGCGCGGCGATCTCGAGGTAGCGATAGAGGCGCGCGGCGCGGGTTCCGGGTGGCGGGGTCGGGGTCGCCGCGGCGAGCGCGGAAGCCGCCGTCACGACGGTGCCGAGGACGGCGAGAAAGCCCTCGACCTGGTCCGCCGAGGGGATCAGCGACGCGAGAGCGCAGCCGTCCATACCAGGCACCGTTCGATGGCGAGAGGGCTGCCCGAGGCAAGGCAGAAATCGGGGCGGCCGATCACGCTTGGTTCCCTGTCCATCGGGGGGGTCCGATCGATAGGTTTTGGCGCCTCGATCGCGGGGGCAAAAATTGACATGGGGGGGTCCTCGGCCGGGCGCGGCAGCAGCGCGAGCGCCACCAGGGCCGCGGCCGCTGCCGCTTTGGGGATGCGGCTGACGACGGCTTTCGACAGATCGGCGGCGAGGTGCACCAGGCGCGAGCCCTCGATCGTGACGTCGATCGCCAGATCGGCGCCGTGTACCGAGGTCCGGCCGAGCCCGACCGAGACGATCGTCGCGCTCCCGTCCGCCGCGTAAACCGTGCACACCGCGAGATCGTCCGATTGGAGCGCGTCGGGCGGGGTAAAGGGCTGGCCGTCCTGATCGGTGCCGGCGAGCGGAAAGCTCACCTCCGAGCCGAGCCGCAGGGTGAAAGCGGGATGTTGGGGTATGGGCGGCGGCATCTCGGCGAACAGCGCCAGCGCCGCGCGGTAGCGCGCCGGGAACGCGCTGTCGAACCCGCCCGGCCAGGTGCCGGCGAGCCCGGTCTGGACCGTCGCGAGCTGCCCGCCCTGCAACGCGGCGAGCAGGTCGCCGCCTTTCCGGCTCGCGAAATCGCGCACCGCGAGCACCCAATTGTTGGCGATCAGGTCCTGCGGCCGCACGCCGGGGCGCCCGGTCATGGCGGCGATCTGGCGATAGGTGAGCGGCTGGTTTTGCCAGGGGCCGAAGGCGTGCGTCGGCCTGCCGTCGGGGCCGGCGGCGCCCGCCCAATCGGGGAATTGTTCGAGCGAGCCCTGCCATTCGGCAAACCCGTAGAGGCAGAGAAACGGCGACCAGGACCGCGTCCAGGTGCCGAGCTCGCCCGCCGCGCCCGCCGCGAGCGCCGCCCTGCCTTCGCGCGGCACCGCCGATCTCCGCAATTCGGCGACGACCTCCGGCGCCGGAACCGACAGCGCTACGGCGGAGGGGTCCGGTTCGGCCATTTGAGATTCTCGCTGCGAAAGTGTTAAACCGATAGCCGATCGCGGCAAGAACCGACCGCGTGGCAAATCAGGGAAGAATTCGAAATGAGCATGGCCACCGAATTCAGCGCGTTTTGCGCAAAAATCGATGCATGGGTCGCCGGCGGTCTCGAGCTTAAAAGCGAGGCCGACATCATCGCGCAGCAGTTCTTCGGCGCCGTGACCGCGACGACAAAGGCAACGCGAGCGCCGCGCGCCGTCGCGGCGCCGCCCGCCGCCGGAACCGAGCGCCGGCGCGGGCGGCCGCCAAAGGCTGCCGCGACCGCGCCGGCCGCGCCGGTCAAATTGACCGCCAAGGACATCCCGGGGTGGCTCGCGGCGAAATATCCCGACGGCCTGCCCGAGCAGCAGCTGATGGCCGAGACCGGCTTGACCCCGCTGAACCTGGCTAATTTCAAGCGCATGATCGCGAAGAGCGGCGCGGTGGTCGTCGAGAACGGCATCTACCGCTGCCCGCCGGCGCCGCGGCGGCAAGCCGCGGCTTGACCCCCGGGTCGGAGCCCGGGGGCTAACGGGTTTACCGGCCGATCAGGCTGACCGCGCCGATCGCGGCGAGCAGCAGGATGACGGTATAGGCGGCGATCCGGGCGATCCGGATCCCGCCATTCGCGAGGATGATCAGCACCGCGAGGACGATCGCGGTACGATCGCGCTTGGGCGACGGAGGCGCGCTTTCCGGGACGAGCTGCAATACCGTCATCCGGTTGTCGGGGTTGGGGGTGCGGCGAACGCCGCCAAATCGGCGGCGAGCTTGGCGCCTGACGCGGCGTCGATCGCAAAATACATCCAGCCATAGACCGGATGGGCGAAACCGAGGACGAGCGCGCCGTCGCCCTCGCCTTCGATCGGCGCCGGCCAGCAGGCGAATTCCATGCCCCGCGCGACCGCGATATGGAACGCACCTACAGGCAGAGTGATGACCGTGCCGCGGTCGGCGGGGTGGTTCATGGGGCTATCGCCTTGTCAGGGGCCGGCGGGCGGGGTGACGACCGCGACCAGCGCGTCGTGCGCCGCCTGCAATGTGGCGCTGTTCGCCACGATCGCGTCGTGGCTCTGCGTCAACGCGGCAACCGCGGATTCGACCTGCGCGTCCGACACGCTGGCCGGGTTCGATTTGAGCGTCTGGATCAGCGCGATAGCGTCCTGCACGGCCAGGCCGGTCGCGGTTCCGGTGGCGGCATCGGTAGCGACGGCGGCGGCAACGGCCGACACCGCATTATTGAGATCGTCTTGTACCGTCATGATCTTCTCCGTGTTTGCGAGAATTTGCGCGAGTAAGGCCTTGCCCTCGAAGAGGGTAAGGAAGTCCTCAACCGACAGAACGAGGACAATGTTCGCCATTTCCTGCCTCCGAGCTGGTTGCTGTTCGAGTTGAAGCTGCGATCAGCCGCCAGACGGACCGATCGGCGGCAGGAACCATTTGCGCGCCCAGGCAAACCCGCCGAGGCGCCATAGCGCTTTTGTCGCCGGGTTCAGGTCGAGCACGTTCGATTGCTTGGCGATGTCGAGCGCCAATATCAGGCAGGCGCCGTGGCTGAGGCCGCAGGGGATGCAGACGAGCCGGAGGAGCGCGTCGCCGAACCGCATCTCGATCGCGAGCAAGGCTTCGCCGTCGCTGATGCCTCTTGGCAAGGTCCGCCAGAATTCGACCAATCCCTCGCGGATCGGCTCGAGCGCCGCGCGCGCGGCGTCGGTAAATACCACGGGGCTCTTCAGCTGGCCGAGACCGGTGGAGACCACCTCCGATACGGCGCGGCGCATCTGGAAGGCCCACATCGTCTCGACCTTCATTTCGAGGGCGCCGACGCGCATCGCGCCTTTGATCAGCGCGACGGTGAAGGCGAGCAGCGTCGCCGCGGAAAACGTCAGCGAGAGCTGCGACCACTCGAAATTCATCTTCGCCTCCCGACGATGCGCAGCCCGCCCGGGCCAAAGCTCAGCGTCTTGGTCTCGGCGCCGACCGTTACGCAGCATTCGCCGGTCGCCTCGTCGGCGGTGACGATCTCGCCCGGGACGTCGACGTAGGAGTCGGTGCGCACGATCTTCCAGCGCCGCTTGTCGGCGGCGGTGTGCCAGCTTTCGAGGCGCATGTTTTCCCCCTCCCAGGGGGCGGATCCAGGGGATGGTCAGATCAGCTGGGTGACCTGAAAGGTCGTGTCGTGGTGTCCGAAAAAGCGGTTGGTGAATTGCTGGTCGGTGGTGATCAGCCCCCACACCGCGTTGCGCTCGAGGTCGTCGGTATCGTCGGGGAAGCGCGCGACGATGACCGGCGTCGACTTGCCGGCGACCAGGACGAAGTCGAAGACCGCGGCGAAATCGTCGATGTAGTCGTCGTTGCTGCCGCGGGGATCGGCCAAGGGCGGCAACGCGAAATCGATGCGGCGGCGTTTCCCGCGCTCGGTCACATAGGTCGAGCCGTAGGGCACTTGCGTCACGTCGGCCTCGTCGATGATCGTCGTGACCGGGCCGATCAGCAGGTCCTCGGGCGCTTCCCACACCTCGCAGGCGCCGAGGAAGCCGATACGCAACGGCGCCGCGATGGCGTTGATGGTGACGATGATGCTGCTCGCCGCGACCGGCGCCGGCGGGATGAAGAGGCGCGGGCGGCCGAGCGCTCTGTAGAGCGCCGCGGCATAGACCCCCGAAGTGCCGGTCGCCCAGGCGTTGACCGTGCCGCTGTCGTAGCTGCCGGCCTGGACGCGGATCGTCCCCGCGGGGTCGGCCACAAAGTTCTGCAGGTGGATGAGCCCGATCGACCGCGTCGCGCCGAGCGCGACGGTGAAGGTGATCGTCGTGCCGGTCGCCTGCGCCACCAATTGCGGGCGCCGGTCGAGCATGTTCGAGGCGACCAGGAGGCTCTCGAACGCGCCCGCCGAGACCGAGATCGAGGCGCCCGCATCCTGCGCCCAATCGGTCGTGCTGATCAGCGCTTTGCGTGCCATCGTTCAGCCCCACAATTGCAGTTGCGCCGGGCCGCCGCCGATCGAGCGCAAGGCACCGTGCACCCGGCACTGCTTCTGCAGCAGGTGGTAGGACATCAGCACGTTGCGGTAGAGCGCGACGTCGGCGGCCGGCAGCCACGCGGTGACGTCGTAGATGCCGCGCGCGATCGCGCCGGTGAGGCCGCCCGCCAGGTGGTCGCGCAAGGTCTCGGCGTCGGCCTGGTTGACCACGACGCTCTTCAACAGGATGTCCTCGGCCTTGGGGTCGAGGAGGCGGATCTGGTCCGGGTCGAACCCGGCAAAGCTCGGCGGCTGGGTGGTGAGGCCGGTGGCGCGCCAGCGCGCCTGCTCGTCCTCGGTGACGGCGCCGAAAAAGCTCGAGGTGGGCTGCCAGTTGCGGGCGTATTCGGTGCGCACCCGCCAGCACGGCGGCAAGGATTGCGACAATTGCGCCGAGACGATCTGCAGATCGGTCAAGGCGAAATCGGGTATCGAGAGTTCCGGCGCGAAGAGAAACCCGGCGATGATCTCGCCGGCGGCGTTGGTCGCCCAATAGCAGAGATTGCCGGCGACGATGTCGTCGAGCGCGTCGAGGATGTTGATCGCCTCGTTGGCGTAATAGCCGACGAGCGCCGGGAAATCGGCGCTCAACTGGTCCATCGTCGAGGCGGTCGAGGCGTTGTCGACCGCAGCGCCGCCCTGCAACGCGATAGCGGTGATCAGCGCCGCGGTGTCGCAGGTCGCCCAGGCGGCGTCCTTGGCGTCGCAGCGCACATCGCCGCCGCCGGTGATCGAGCCCAGGGTGACGGTGCCGTTGACGAGGTCGACCGAGTACTCGCCCTGCGCCGGAGGTGCGGCGACCTGGCGCCACGGCACGCCGCCGACGCGCAATTCGATGACGCTGTCGAGCGGCCGGCGCGAGACGTGATAGATCAGATTGGCCTCGTCGATCAGCCGCGGCTCGATCGAATAGCCGGTGCCCCAGAGCTGCGGCAAGGGCTTGCCCTGGATCGCCACGGGATAGGTCGCGTTGTAGACGACGTCGACCAGCGGCTTGTCGAGATCGGCGCTGGCGTCGGTCGTCGTCAGTGTCGCTTTCTGGTTGTCGTAGACGATCGCCGAGATGCGCCCGGTGTAGACCAGGTCGAGATCGGCAAAATCGCCGGTCGGCGCGATCCCCTCATAGACGCGAAAGGTGCGGTAGAGCCAGTGGTACTGGAACTGGAACCACGGCCAGTTGCGGTCGAGCATGATCTCGATCGTGCCGGCATTGGGCTGCGGCGCGGAGGGGCGCCCGTAGAGCTCGGCCGAGATCCGCGTGCCGAGCAGGATCGGCGTCACGAGGCGCGGCTCGTATTGGGTCTTGAGCCCGGCGCTGTCGCGGATCAGCGGCCCGGCATTGCATAGCTGGAGGAGCACATCGAGCGTCGTCGCGCCGCCGGTGCCGCCGGCGTGTAGGTCGATCTCGACCGCGACCCGCAGATCGGCCTGCGCCCAATCGCCGGAGCGCGCCGGCATCGTGTAGGGGATCGGGCCGCCCGGCGTCGGGCCGACCAGCGCATCCGAGAACATGCGCCAGTTGGCCATCGACTGGCCTTCGCCGATCAACGTGCCGGAGAACTGCGGCGCGGTGACGGTCTTGTATTCGACAAAGATGCAGGCGTTGGTGGCGCCCCCGGTGTTGTTGACATGCGTCAAAGTGGTGTAGCCGGGACCCGCGACGGTGCCGGCCGGCACCGAGACGGTGGCGCGAAAGCCGAGCACCAGATCGGCGCCGCCGACCGTCACGAGGTTGGTGCCGGGCGCCGTCGACGCGCCGGTCAAATCGCTCGAAGTATCGGGCAGAAAGCTCGAAAGGTCCCACGGCAGATCGGAGGCCGCCGGCCAGAACCCGGTGACGTGCAGATCGGGACCCGGCGCGGTGCCGCTGACGCCAAAGGCGATCGCCGCCGCCGCGGTCGTCGCGCGGTCGAGGGTGATCGCGATCGTCGCGGCGCTCAACGGCGAGGCCGCGAGGCCCCACCATACCTCGGTGATGCCCTGGACGCCGGTCGAGAATTGGTCGCGAAACGGCCCCGGCGGCCGCCGCACCCAGCGCGCCGCGCCGCCGGTGATCGCGAGCCCCGACGCCGCCTCGACCGGATCCGAGTTGAAGAGAAAAAGGACGATGACGTCGTTGGCTTGCGCCGTCGTCAGCGACAATGAGCCGGTGCTGCCGGAAAAGCTCGCCGTCGCGAACCCGTCGACCGCCGGCGCGCTCATCTAGCGGCGCTCACGGCGTGATGTTGATGACGCCGGCGTTGTTCCACAGCGCGTGCGACACCGCGGGGGCCGAAGTTGGGAGATTCGGGATGACGATTATGGGCGCGCCGCCGGCGGTTACATTTATCAGGAGCTGACCGTCGGGGTCGCCGCCAGCTCCGGCCCCGATCGTCAGTGCAATAGAGCCACCGTTTCCCGATGAGCCGTCCGCGGACCCCGCCTCGATCGAAACTGCGCCGCCAGCTCCGGCGGACCCCGAGAGTCCGCCGCTGCCGGCTTTCAGGGTTGCGCTACCCCCGTCGGCATTGTTCGAGGAGCCGGCGTTTAACAAGGCCGGGCCGCCATTGCCCGATCCTGAAACGACGTCGCCTGCGAAAATCCTTACCTCGCCGCCATCGCTGCTGTTGCCGCCTTGCCCCCCGAACATTTCGAGACTGCCGCCGGTCCCGTTGGTGCTGTTGCCTGCGTTGAGCGTGACGCCGCCGCCGATGCCTCCTAGTCCGGTGTTGGCGCCGGCAGAGAGGACGACGAAACCGCCCGCGCTGGTCCCCGATGAAGCGCCGGCCTGCGCGAATACACCGCCGCCGCCATGGCCATCGGGGACAGTCAAAATGATGTCGCCGGTGCCGCCGGTAGCACCGGCGACGCCGCCGGTGATATTCACCTTGCCGCCATTGCCCACGCCATCACCGGCGCCGCCGGTGAGCGTCACCGCGCGGCCAGACAGGCCGCTCCCTGCGGAGGCGTCGGGGCCGATGACGCGCTGATCGGGGCACCAGTCATTGTCGGCGCCCTGCCACACCAGGACCTGCCCGTCGACCGGGGCGGTGGCGCAGAACGCGCCGGTCGCGCCGACCAGCGGCCGGATGATGCGCTGGTTGGCCGCTGGCCACGAGATCGCGCTGCCGGTGTTGCTGAAAATGAGGGTCGTGCGGCTCAACGAATCATAGGTCGCGTCGTAGACGCCCTGGATGATCTCGGTGTACGAGGTGTCGCTGACGGCATAGGTGATGGTGTCGCCGTCGGCGTAGAAATCGCCGAAGCGGAACATCCCGGGCAACGCGCCGCCGAGCACAAAATCGCCGGTGCCGGCGGTCGTCGAGACCTCCGCGACGGCGGCCGAGGCCGCGCCTGGATCGGGCATCTCAAGCCACCTTCAAACGTTGCGGTTCGACGAGTCCGGTGCCGGATTTGCGGTTGATCTCGGCGAGGTGGGCGTTGCCGGTCTTGGCGTCGCCGGCGGCCTGCGCCTGGCCGCCCTGCGTCTGCTTGCGCAACGCCGCGAGCTCGTCGCGCATCGCCTTGAGCTCGGCGACGATGTTCGAGCCGTCATCCCTGGCCGCATGCTGCGCCAGCATGCGACCGGGCGACGGCAAGCGCGCCGGCATCTCCGGCAGGTCGGTACCGTCGGCGAAGGCCGGAATTTGCGGGAAGGGCAGGATCTTGGCGCCGCCGGGCTGGTCGATGATCTCCGGGCCGCCCATGCCGACTTTCGTCCAGGCGCCCGCTTTCGGCAGCATCCATTCGGGGCCGCGCTCGCCGACCAGGATGCGGCCGGGGGGCGTGCCTGCAGCGCCGGCGGCGAAGGCCGGCCCAGCCTCCGGTTGAGGTGGGGGCGCGGGCAGGTTCGCGAGCTCGTGGGTCTGCGCCGCGGTGCGAACCGCCTGGATCTCCTCCGGGCTGGCGGTGCCGGCGGTGTAGGCCGCGACCATCTGGGTGATGCCGGGGGTGCCGTAAGGGTTGCCGAGATAGAACCCGCTGGCGTTGACGATCGCGGCGGTGCGCGTGATCTCGCCGGAATTGACCGCCGCGACGACCGCCGCGACCTCGTCGAGGGTCGCGATGCCGGCGACGTAATCGGCCGCCATCTGGGTGATGCCGGGTGTTCCCGGACCGAAATCGACCGGGGCTGCGGCCGCGGCCGCCGTCGGGTCGGCGGCAGCGGGTGCTGTGGCTGAGGCCGTGCCCGGAGGAAAGGTGACGCCGACCGATGCCAGCACGCTGGTGAACTGCGCGGGGTCGGTAACGCTGGTCAGCGCATCGTGCACCGGCGGGGTGAGCCCGGAGAGGTTCTGTGCGATCGACAGCTCGAGCTGACGGGTCGCTTCCGCCGCCGATCCGAACTTCGCGGTGATTTTCCCGAGCGGCCCCGCATAGGCGGCGATGATCCCGTCGCGCGTGCCGTCCTGGATGTTCAAGGCGCCGGCGATGGTGCCGCCCGTCGCCTGCTGGATCATCTGGCTGAATAGCGCCACCGGCAAACCGATCTCGGCGACCGTCCGATCGCTCTTCGCGACGCCGCCGGAGCGCACGTCCGAGATCTGGCCGGTGGCCAGGTCGATGGTGCCACCCGACGCGTTGTTGGGCGGCTTCGGGCCGAAGAGCCCGCCGAACAGCCCGCCCCCGATGCCGCCGAGCAGCCCGCCGAGGATCGCGCCGATCGGCCCGCCGACGATCGCCCCGATGACGGAGCCGCCGATCGCCCCGATATTCGAGCCGATCGACCCGCCGAGCGAATGGCCGCCGACCAGGCTGTTGAGCAGGCCGCCGACCAGCGAGCCGATGCCGGCGCCGGCGAGAGCGTCCGTCAGAGTGAGGGCGCCGAACACCGCGCCCTCGCCAGCGCTCGAGGCAAAACCAAGGGTGCCGCCGAGCGAGTCGACGATGCCGCCGACGCTTCCCGAGAGGCCCAATGCATCCGACGCGACGCTCGTTATCGTCGGGCCGCCGAGCGTGCCGGAGACGGTGCTGATCCCGCCGACCGCCTGGGCGGCGGTATCGAGGGTGCCGTCGGCAAACGCCGCAACCGGCTTGCGGGGCGGCCGCTGCGGGAAGGGCAGGATCTTGGCGCCGCCCGGCTGGTCGATGATCTCGGGGCCGCGTTTGCCGACCTGGGTCCAGGATCCTGCTTTTGGCAGCATCCATTCCGGTCCGCGCTCGCCGACGAGGATCGCGCCGGGTGGCGTCATTGAGGTGCCCGCGGCAAAGCCCAGCACCGCGTGTCCTACGGCGGTCAGAGGCGCCGTTATTTCGCCGGTCTGGAGCGCCTTGCGGACCGCCTGGATCTCGGCCGGGTTGCCGCCCCCGGCATTGACGGCAGCGAGCATTTGCGTGATGCCGGGGGTGCCGGCGGGGTTCCCGAGATAGGAGCCGCTGGCGGTGACGATATCGGCGGTGCGCGTGATCTCGCCGGAATTGACCGCCTTGACGACGTCGTCGATCTCGGCCTGGGTGGCCGTGCCGGCGACGTAATCGGCCGCCGATCGGGTGATGCCGGGTGTCCCTTGCGAGGCGGAGCCGCCGACCGCGGCCGCGGCAACGGCGGTCTGCGCGGCCGATACCGCGGCGTTCGTCACGGTGCCGGTGCCGGAGGCCTCGGTCGTCGCATTGGCTTGAACCGCAGGGAGCGCCGCGGTGATCTGCTTGCGCAGGTCGGCGGTTTGCGGCCCCTGGCCATAGGCCGCGATCGAGGCCGCCAGCGCCGCCTGCGCGGTCGTCGCGAGGACCGCGAGCTGCGTGCCCGAGACCATGGTTCCGGCCGCGGTCGCCGCGGCGAGAGCGGCCTGATAATCGGCGGTGCTCGCGGTGACCTGCGCGGCCGGGGTCAGGCCGGCGAGCTGGCCGTCCTTCAGCGACTTCGCCAATGCCGCGATGCCCTGGATGCCGGTCGCGAGGTTGACGAGCGCCGCCGTCGCGTCGGTCGCCGCGGTGCCGGTGTCGAGGATCGCCTGCGCCATCGCGGCGATCTCGGGGTTGGATTGCCCGAGCTCGTCGACGACCTTTTGCAGCTGCGTCGCGGTCAAGGGGCTGAGGACCGCTTGCGCCTGCTGCACCTCGAGCTGCGCGATCTTGGCGGCCGTCGTCGCGTCGCCGCCGAGCCCGATGGCGCTGGCGTCGCGGGTGTTGGCGGCAAACTGCTTTGAGACCGCCGCCAGCTGGTCGACAAAATCGACGGTGCCCTGCGTCGTGGCGAGCGCCTGGTCGAGGGTCGTGCCGAAATCCGCCTTCAGCCGCTTGGTCGCCTCGGCGAGCGCGGCGTTGATCGGATCGAGGCTCAACCCGAATTGGGTGGCCTGGTCGGTCAATCCGGAAAAGAGCGTGTTGATCTGGTCGAGCGCTTGGGCGAAGGGGCCGATCGAGTTGCTCGCGCTCTCGACCGAGGAGAAGGCGCTGTCGGCGGCGGTCTTGATCGCGTCGTAGGTCTTGGCGAACGCGACCGCGGCCGCGAGCTGCGAGGGGTCGGTGACGTGGGCGAGCACCGTCTTCAAGGTGCCGGTGACGTTCGAGAGGTTTTGCAGGATCGCCTGCTCGATGCCCGAGATCGCCGATTGCGCGTCGGAGAATTTCTGCGTGATGTTGCCGAGCGGCCCGGCATAGGACGCCTTGACGCCGTCGGTCCCGGCCTGGACGTTGAGCGCGCCGCCGGCGAAGGACGCGCCGGTGCCCTTGAGCGACGTCGCCAGATCCTTCGAGAACTGCGCGACCGCCGAGGAGATGCTGTTGACGGTCGAGTTGTTCTGCGTGTTGCCCGACGACTGGAACCCCGAGATCCCGCCGGTGCCGAGGTTGACAAAGTTGCCCGAGGAGAAGGTGCTCTTCGCCGGCCCGAGGAGCCCGCCGCCGGCGCCGCCGAGAAGGCCGCCGACGAGGCCGCCGATCAAGGTGCCGATGCCGGGGATGATCGAGCCGATCAGCGCGCCGGCGATCGCCCCGCCAGCGGACCCGATCGTGCCGTTGGTCGAATTGCCGCCGATCAGCGAGTTGGCCAACTCGCCGGCGCCGAACCCGAGACCGACCCCGCCGAGAGCGCTGGTGAGCGTCGTCGAACCGAAGAGGCTCCCCTCGGTAACGCCGGTGACGCCTGCGGCGTCGGCCGGGTTCGCGATCGTTGCGGCGATGTCGCCTTGGGAAAGCGGCGTCGCGAAGCCGAGGCTGCCTCCGATGTTGTTGTTGAGGAACCCCGAGATGCCGCCCGCGCCCGCGCCGAAGAGGCCGCCGGAGCCGCCGAAGAGGCCGCTCGACGATGCCAGCGACGCGCCGCTCGCCACGGTGCCGAAGCTGAAAGTGCTGCTCGTCGACGCGCCGGCGAGCGGCGTCGAGGTGCCCGGCACCAGAAACGGGTTGGCGCTGGTCTCGTTCGCGACCTGGGCACCCCCCTCGTTGACGACGACGTTTTCGACGTTCTGGGTGTTGGCGGTGTTGGTGGTGCTGCCGCCGAAGAGGGCGCCGAGCCCGCCGAACGAGCCGAGCTGCTGGCCGACCTGGGGGAAGCCGAGCGCGCTGGCGAGGCTACCGAGCAGCGGCTTGATGAAGAGCGCGTCGGCCAGCTGGGTGACGATGTTTTTCAGGACCGATTTGATCCGCGCGCCCCAGTCGTCGATCTTTTTCCCGTCGAACGCGTCTTCGATCGCCGTCGTCAGGGTGCTGTCGATCGTGCCGGCGATGTTCGAGATCGCCCCGTTGAGGTTCGATTGCGCCGCTTGCGCCTCGGCCAGTTTGACGGTGAGGTCGGCGACCGCGGTCTTCTGATCGAGAAAAGCCTGATAGGTCGCGCGCGCTTCGTCGGTTTCGAGTTTTGCGAGATTGGGGAATTTCTCGACGAATTCCTGCTTGGCGCGCAGGATCGTCACCTGGCGCCCCACCTCCTCGCTGGTCTGGCCGACGAGGCTCAGCTCGAGCTGCAGGATCTGGGTGTCGTCGCGGCCCTGCTGCAATTCGTGGCCGAGCGCGATGCTTTCCTGCTGGACGGCGTTGCGCTTGGCCTGCGCCAATGCGACCTCGGTCTGCGCCTTGGCGTCCTTGACCAGGCTCGCGGTGTACTCGATCTCGGCGGCGCTGCCCGACTGCAGCGCCACGAGGTTGGCGGCCATCGCCTTGTTGAGCGAGTCGTGGGTCTGGGCGGAGGCCTGCGCGGCGAGCTTGGCGTCATTCTCGGCCGCCGCGCCTTTGAGCGCGGCGTCGGCGACCTTTTGCTGGCGATCGAGGACCGGATCGGTCGCGGCGATCTGCTGTTCGCCGGCGAGCCGCGCCGCCGCCGCCTGCTGTTTCAGCGCGGTGATCGTCGCTTGCTGGATCTCAGCGTTCTTCCCGACCACCGTGCCATAGCGGTTATAGGTCTCGATCGCCGCCTTTTGCTGCGCCTCGGCGGCGAGACCCGCGGCCTCGCTCTGGCCATAGGCGGCAGTGGATTTCTGGATGCCGGCGGTCTCGAAATCCTGCGCCTTGATCGCCTTGTCGATGGCGATCGCGTTGCGCTCGTAGACCTCGGCGACCTGGGCCTCGACGATCAGATTTTGATGCTTGGCATCGAGCGGCAGTTTCGCCGCCTCCGCCTCGGCGCGGTCGCGGACGATCTTGGCCTCTTGCTCGACGCCGACGAGCTTGTCGGCCGAGAGGTTGCGCGCGATCTCGGCCTCGCGCTCCTTCAGCGCCTTGGTCTGCTCGTCGATGCTGCCCGGGGTGACGCCGAAGATCTGCGGTGTTGCGCCGGCGGCCGTTGTCGCTACAGCAGGATTCGGCGCCGCCGGTCCCGATACCGTCGGGGCGCGCCGCAAGGTGACGTCGCCGGCGTTGTAGTAGGAGAGCCCGACCTGGTTGCTGCCGGTATTGCCGGAGAGCACCTGGATCTGGGTCTGCCCGCCGGCCGTGCGGATCTCGCCGGTGGCGAAGCCGACATGCCCGCCGGTCTGACCGGCGCCGCGGCCGTTCGCGATGACAGCGAGATCGCCGCGCTGCAGATCGCCGGCGGCGACGCCGGTGCCGTAATTGAGAAAATCGGTCGCGATGTTGCTGCCGATGCCCGGGATGCCCTTGCGCGCCAGCACGGCGTTGGCAAAGGCGGCGCACCATGCCGCGGTCGCCGGGTCGAGACTGCTCGCCTGCTGGATGAACTGGCGCAGCTGCGGGTTGGCCGCGCCCTGCCCGAGAAACCCCGCGGCGGTGTCGGTGATGCTCGCGTTCGGCGCGTAAGTGACGCCGAGCGGCGGCGGCGCTGCAGTGGCGGGCAGAATTCCGACACCGGCGCCGGCGACCCGCTGATCGCCTCCCGGCGGCAGATTGGTCCCGACCGGCAATTGGCTGACATTGCCATAGAGCGGCGGCGCGCCCGCCGACTGGCCGAGCATGGCGGCCGGCAATTTGGCCTTGAGCTGGTCGATCTTGTCGGCCGCGAGCTGGTAGAGGTCGCCGATGCCCTTGATCGCGCCCTCGATCACCGTGACGATGCCGGAGATCGTGTCGACGATCCCCTTCGCGAGGAACAGCGTCGCCGCAAAGACCGCCTGGATGCCCTTGCTGTCGGACGCCTTGTCGAGAAAATCCTTCCACGACGCGGCGAACCCCGTGGTGGCGTTCTTGGCGTCGCTGAACGAATCCTTGAGCGGCGCGATGCGCGAGCGCAGCAGCTCGAAGACCGCCTGCTGCTGCTGCAAGGAGCCGGTCAGGCGCGCCGCTTCGGTGAAATGAGCGGCCTCGCCGTCGCGCAATACCCCGAAAGATTGGGCGAGCTTGAGGGTCGGGTCGAGCCCGCCCTCGAGCGCGGCTTTGAGCTTGTCGGTCCATTCGACCGTGTGGCTGCCATCGTCGGCGAGCGCCGAGAGCCGGTGCGCCAGATCGGTGATCTGCGGGATCGCCTGCGGGTTGATCACCGGCGACAGACGAAGCGCGTCGATGGCCTTTCGCGCATCGGCGGCGGCGACCCCGCTGTCGCGCAATTGCCGTTCGAATTTTAGGAGGTCCTGCGCGCTGGCGAGGCTGGCGGTTCCCAAGGTCGCCGCCCCGACGCCGAACTGGCGCAGGCTCTGCTCGGTCTGCGCGGCGCGGTTGACGAGCAATGCGATACCGCCGGCGACGGCGACGATCGCCGCGACGATCGCCGTCGTCGGGGTGATGAATTTGGCGAGGATGCCGATGACGCTGCCAAACGCCGAGGTCAGCCCGCCGGGCCCCGATGCGGCGTAGCTGAGCTGCGAGATGTGCTGCCCGAGGATCTGCAGCGGCGGCGCGCCGATGATCGCCTGCTCGGTGACCGAGCGCAGGATGTGAAAGGCCTCTTGGCCCTGCGTCGACAATGCCTGGTGCGCCTCGGCAGCGTCGTGGGCCGCTTTGCCGGCCTTGCCGAGCGCGGTGCTGTTGTCATTCGCCGCCAGCGAGACCGCCTTCTGGGCATCGGCGACCTTCTGCTGGGCCGCGGCGAGGAGGCCGGTCGCCTGCGCGGCGTTGGGTCCGCCCGCCATGATGACCTTGTTCAGGTCATCGACATTCTTCTGCGCCTTCTGCAATGCGGCGCCGAACGGGTCGACGGCGCGCGTGACAGCGGTCAGGATCTGCTGCTGTTTCGCCAGGCTGGTGACGATGCGATCGGTCGATGTCGCCAGGACGTCGTTCGCGGCGGCCGCGGCCGCGACCTCGCCATTGCCGCCCTGGCTAGCGACAGCGGCCTTAGCACCCTGGCTTGCAACCGCATCCTTGCGCGCCGCGGTCTGTTTTCTCGCGGCGTCGACCACCGTCGCGGTGGTCTTGGTCTCGGATTGCTCGACCGCCTGGTTCGAGGAGATGACCTGTTGCGCGGCGGTCTTGAAATCGTCGGCGCCTTTCTTGGCGCCCGACGCGTCGAAGACAATGCGGGTGACGGCGTCGTCTGCTGCCATGCTTGCCGCCTCCCCTTATTTCTTAGACTTGACCTTGCCGCCGCCCCGCTTGGCCCACGCCATTAGCGACATAGCTGCACTCTGCGGGGTGTTCGGCGCCTCACGCAGCCGCTTCTTGTCGAGGTATTCCTGGCTCGGTCCGAACGGGGCGGTCATCTGGACAAAATCGACGCGGCCCTCGAGGGCGAGCTCGAGCTGGCCGATCGGCGTCTCGAGGATGGTGTCAGGCGGCCAGCCGAGCCATCCCGCGGCATGCGAGAACAGCCGGTCGCACCAATCCTCGAGGCTCAGAAGTTTCCCGCGCCGGCCTCGGCATCATCACCAGCCGGGGCGTCGACCGGCTCGTCGTCCAATGGCTTGCCGCCGTTCCCGAGCACTGCGACATACTTGATCAGCGGCACCAGCAATTCGGCGGTGATGCCGTTAGCATAGACGCGGTCGCCGAGATCCCTTGCGTCGCGATCGGACATGCCGGTGCCGACGCGCAGGATAAAGACGATGGCGTCGAAATTCTCCGCGACCAGTTCGCTGCGCGCCTTGCCGAGCCCGCCATATTGCCGCGAGATCTGCGTCATCGCGCGCAGTGTCGGCTTCAGCACGAGGTCGACGCCGTTCAGCGCGACGGGCATTTCGCCCGTCGTGATCTTCGATTGCATGGTAATCCTTTGTCGGAAGGGATGAGCAGCCGGCGCCGACACGCCGGCCGCCCGTCTCGCGAGACCCTGCCCTTTTGTCTTATTGGGACTTGGGGCAAGGCATTGTCCGCGTGCCGGCGCGGAGCCTTTACGCGCCGGGACTAGACGTCGCCGACATAGACCTGCGTGTTGACGTCGAGCTGCACCAGGGCGCGCAGCACCGAATTCGCGGCGCCGGCCTGGATGCGGTACGACATGATCTTCGCGCCGAAATAGACCGTGTCGAAATAGGCGTTGGTGCCGACAAACACGATCTTGAACGGATAGGTGTTCTGATCGACGGTGTTGACGGCGTTGAAGAGGATCGTCTGGCCCGCATCGCTGAGGTCGTAGGCGACGGTCATCTGCATCGTGCCGTCGTCGTAGGGCCCCTTCAATTTGAGGGTCCGCGCGTCGCTGATCGACACGAAGGTAACGAGCTGGTAGGTGCGGCCGAACTCGCCGAGGTTCTCGACGAGGCCGACCGCCACATAGATCAGCGACTGGAAGTCGTTGATATTGTCGGCCGATGCAAAGACGTCGACCAGCGGCGTCGCCGACACGCTGAGGGTCGCACCAAGGGTGCCAGTGGCTTGTGATGCCATTGGAGATTTCTCCTATGGGGGGTTGAGGGGGGTAGCCCGACTGGCTGCGGGCCAGGCTCGGGTAGGCTACGGCGTGTCGGCGCGCGTATTCTTTGAAAGGGTGAAATTCAGCGAGTGCCGATCAGCACAAACGGCACCGAGCCGGAGCAGCGGTAGTAATTGCCGCTCGGCTGCGCGCTCGGCACCAGCGGATCGGCGTGCTCTACCGGGGTCGGCGGGTTGCCGCCTTCCAATTTGATCGCGCCCGCGAGGGTCTGCAGCTCGAGGATGCCGGTCATCACCACGACCGGGGCGAGCGCGGCTTGCTTGCCGCCGCCCGACGCGACAAAGCAGTGGAAAAAGACGATGCCGCCCTCGACCGAGAAGCGCTCGCCGGCGCCGCCATAGATCGATTTGTCGACATGGGTGCCTTCGATGTTGACGAGCATGTAATTCGCCGCGGCCGGCTCGATCTCGTTCTCAAAGGCGAGCGGGATCGCGGCATAGGCGCCGAGCGCCCATTGCGTCTCGATATGCGCGCGGAGCGCCGCCTCGGCCTCGTCCCACAGCATGCGGCGGCCCCTTTTTAGACGCGGGCGGTGATGACCAGTGCCGGATAGGTCAGCGCGTGGGACTGGCGGCGCCGCGGCTTGCCGCGCGTTCCCTTCAGCCGGTAGCCGCCGCTCAATGTGATAAACCGGATATTGGCGACGACTTGGCCGCCGAACCGGCGCAATACCAATTGCCGCACGCGCTCGACAATCCCGGGCGGCACACCCTGCAGTCGCGCGCCGCGGACCTGGATCTTGCGCGCATAGGGCTGATCATTGGACAATATCAATTCCCGCACGTTCGCCAGGATCGCGGTCTCTGATACCTCGGCGCCGTCGGCCAATAGGAACCACGATTTTTTGTAGCGCCCGCTGTCGACCGGCGAGAGATCACGCGCCGTCGTGATGGCGAAGCGTCCCACCGCCGGCAATCTCAGAAACCGATACGCGATGATCCCGAACGGCTGCACCTGGTTTTCCGACGAGGCGGCATGGCCGTCGACCTCGATCGCGACATCGGGCTTTTCGGTTTGCCCGGCGAGGAATTTCGCCAACTCGCGGCGCGCGATTTGGATATGCAGCGCCTTCGCCTGCTCCGGCGCGAACCGGTCGAGCTGCAATTCGATGACCCGTTCAAACGCGTTGCGCGCCATCGGCCCAATATTTCGCTGTATTAACGATAGAAAGCATTTGCCTTTAACTTTTTTGGCCCGCTATACAAATCCTCGAAATGGAGACTTCGATGAAATCTTTGATCATTATCTTTGGCGTGTTGCTGGCGGGCGCGGCGGCGGCTCCGACGGCATCGGCCGATTGTCGTTATGGCGGCTGCGGCAATGGCGGGGCGT